GTTCATACTTTGGCTTCGGATGTTGTTAGCCGAATAAAGAATAGGTATGTTAAGCCATGGCAACCGAGATTAGAAAAAGGCACAGTCAATTATATATCCGACGACGAAGGAATAGACTTCGGAGCTGACGAAGGAACTTGGCTATGCATGAGCCGAAGCAAATACCTGCTCTATAGAATTAAAAGAGTCGTGAGGCAACAAGGCTATGCTTACATTTATAATGGTCAAAGTTCCCTAGACACCGACGAGACAAAAGCTATAACCTCGTGGGAAAAGATACGCAAAGGCAAAGAGCTGAATAGACCAGAAGCGAAGAACCTTATTGGCTTTTTCAACTTTAACATAAAGCTCGAGAAAAAAGACAACTATAGAATAGAAGACCTTGGGCTTCCCGACGAAGCTAGAAGCAAAGACTGGATGGCAATACTAAAAGGACTGCCACCCGACGAGCGAGAATATTTAAGATCTTGCATGAGGAATGGCGAGAAGTTTACCGACAAACCAAGAATAACAATTTCAACAATACACCAAAGCAAAGGTGGCGAAGCTGATAACGTGGTATTGATAACCGACATGGGAAAGCTAAGTTGGGACAACCTAGGAAGCGATGAGGAGAACAGAGTATGGTACGTTGCATTGACCAGAGCGAAGGAGAATTTATACCTTGTACAACCGAGAGGCTTAAGATACTTTTCCATTTAATTTGTAAGTCATTGTTTTTAAACAAATCAAAAGGGTTTACATCTCTGTCTAGAAATGATAGAATACTTGTATGATTACTGAGAAAGGAAAAATCATGAATACTGTAACTTATACACTCGACCCGAAAAGCCTAGTTGTAAAAGGCTATTCTTCTGACAAGGTTGCTCGCTCGATGGGCAACGGAGTTGCTTTCTTTAAGAACGCTGATGAGCTTCTTGCCGATCGCAATGTAACAGGTCCACTACTCGTTAATGCATACAACGAGATCGCTGAAATGATCAACGACCTAAAGCCTGTTAAAAAATTCTCTGATAACAAAACTGCTGCCAAGCGTTTTATGGATGCCATTTCTGATATCCATGTAACGACTACACCTTTCGATGGAGAACCCAAAGTAATAAAAGGTGCTCTTTCAGAGGTTGAAATAAAAGTCACCGACATCACTCCACCAATGGCAAAAGTTGCCAAGCCTCGTGGTTCTTTCGCAGGTAAAGTTATCAATGTTCTTGTTACTGCGAACCCTCGCAAGGAGAATACCAAAGAGGTTTGCGGTTATGCCTCATTCCAGCTTCTGCTAAACCACGGTGTTGATATGCCTTATGAGCTTTATATCAAGCAAGGCGGTCGTTTGCAGGATCTAAAGTGGGACATTGACCACGGCTGGGCTGAGGTTAAAGATGCCTAAAGTCATAAAAGAGATAGAAGGGTTCACCATTGAGTATGGTGTTCCCTTGTCTGATTTAACCAAGTCTAAAGACAGGTGGGTCAGGCTTGTTAGTGCAATGGATTGTGGAGACAGCACTGTCCTTAAAACTTCAGGAGATGTTGTTTCTTTCAGACAGAATTGCAAAAGGCAAGGCTTCAAATGTGTTTCAAGAGCAATCAGAGATGATGATGGAAATGCAACTAATGACATCAGAGTTTGGAAATTAAAAAATGAAAATTGAAATAATATCAGATGACAGAGTTTCGTCGGAAGGTAAAAATTTATCTAGGGTCGCTTGGGAGTTGTCAAGGTCTCCCGACGACACCACTCCATTAGACACGATCCTATCTATCGACGCACCAGTAAACGAGATACCATCTATTGTGATGAGTGTTGAGTGCACGATATTAGAGCGAGAAATATTCGCCTCATTCAGAGATCACGTTATGTGGGCAAGAACCTCTAGAGTTGACGCACCTTCTGAGTTTGTTGTTCCGGAATACTTTCAGTTGTCGGAGATGATGGACGATATTGTTTTCCTAAAAAAGAAAATAGACATAGATATGAAAGCAGGCATAATACAAGACGAGTATCGTCTACACATGCCTATTTGCGCAATGACTTCTTTTACGACTAGGCTGTCTTGGCGAGGCTTAATAAAAATTTATAAGCTGTACAAACACCTCTCGACGATACATGAGTATTTTGCTATCGGTAAGGAAGAGCTCGACGAGAAATTTCAGTGTAGTTGGTATGAAGATAATTATAGTTATGTCGATCCGATACCTATGCTAAAAGAGCATGAAAAAACCAGTGGTGTAATTGGACCAATAGTTACTGTGTGTCAAGAAATGACAATTGGCTTGAGAGCTCAGGTTGTTCGCCACCGCAACTATACAATCAAAGACAACCTTATGGAAATAATAACTGCTGAAGATTGCTGGACCAGAACGCTTGGCGATAAAATAACAATATCAATATCAGCTGAAGTAGATTTTTGGAAAACAGTTGTTAATAAAAGGCAGTGTTGGATTGCTCAGTATGGTATCTGGAAAGACATCATAATTGCTGCACAAGAATACATAACTATCAGCGAGCAAGACTTGCCATGTAATAAAGGCTTTTGCCCTTATACTAGGGATGCCGAGCTGAGGCATACCGACGACGATCCTGGAGCACCTTGCCCCATTCATAGTGACTTGACCTCTACACCCATAGCTCAGAAGTACATGGACATGGTGCGTATTGAAGCAAGTTACAGACCTGCCTTTTGGCAAAAACATATAGATAAACTGGAGGACGCATAATGACTATGAAAATTTATTTGGCTGGACCATTCTTTAATCCTAAGCAAGTTGAAACGATAGAGGCTATCGAAAATGAATTCGATAAGTATGGCTTTGACTATTTCTCACCTCGTAAAAGTGGTGGTGTAATATCCCACCTCTCACCAGAGGACAGGACTAAAGCATCTAAAGGAATTTACGACAGCAACATTTCCGCAATGATTGATGCTAATGTTTTATTTGCTATTGTAGATGGCAGGGACACAGGCACAGTTTACGAGATGGGATATTTCCGAGCCTTGACCGATCACTTTAAACTAAAAAGCGAAAACAGCACAGCTGAGAATAAACGCTATTCAATAACCTATACCAACGAGAACTTTGGTCTTAATATTATGCTGAAGGAGAGCGTTGATGCACATATCATTGGTGTTGGCGACTTAAAAAAGTTCGCAGGACTTTCTGCTAGAGCTTGGGACAAGCCTTATGGCAGGTCGATGTCCTCCGGAATAGACTGGGAAGACCACGTTGGTCGTAGACAAAAGATCTTAGAGCAGTTCCAAAATTTCAATCCGGACGTTGAATAATGGACATTGTAAAACTATTCAGTGTCTCTCAGGGGATGTCTGCGATACAAAGGTATTCGCAGCTCCACCTTTTAAAGAGCGAATCAGTAATGGAACACACAGGTTTCGTGTGCCTCTTTACCTATACTTTGTGCGAGGAGATCAATTCGGTCTCCTCTCCCAACGATAAGCTAGATGTCGGAATGGCTCTACAAAAAGCAATCGTGCATGATATTGACGAAGTTATAACAGGCGATATACCAAGACCAACGAAATATTATAGCGATGAGTCTGTTGCTGTATTTAAAAAGATAGCGGAAGCTGGCATTGACCAGATAATTGATGAGTTGAGAATAAACAGCAGGAACATGAAGACCAACTGGGAGCAGTCTAAAGCTGGGAAAGAAGGTATGATTGTTGCGTTGGCTGACCTGTCCTCGGTTATATATAAACTCTGGGAAGAAATATTAATGCTTGGCAATAAGAAACTTTTCAGGCAAGCTAATGAAGTAAAGAACTTTTTAGGAGACTTTCAAGCTAAAATAACAGATGGAGACTGGTTCGACCCAGCCCAGAAGCACATTATCGATATTGCTTTAGATCAGCTTTATACAATACTCAACGAGATTTCGAAAACCTCCGAACCAATACACGGAACATTTAAAACATTCGAAGTCGACACAATGGTACACCACAGGTAAAAGGAAAAAATATGGCAAATTTTAAGGAAAAGTATAGTCAAAATTTTGTTAACAGAGTTCACGAGATGAAAGCTGTTAAATTTACAAACGAAGAAATAAGCAAAGAGCTAAATATCAAAACACCAGCTGTTGCTTATATTCTTAGAAATCGATCCTATGTAAAAACTTCTCCTATGGATGTTGTTTTAGAAGTTTTCCATGAGGAAGAAGCCAAGGAGAGCATGCTAACTAAAGCTAAAAGACTGTTAAAGTTTTGGTAAAAATAAACTTTATTTTTTAGCCGAAAAGGTTTAAAGTTTTAATATTGAGAAAGGAAGCCGAATGAATATTTTTTACTTGGACACCAGTCCAAAACAAGCAGCTATGATGCACTGCGATAAACATTGCGTTAAGATGATACTCGAGACTGCGCAACTGTTATGCACTGCACACCGAGAGCTAGACGGAGACTATTGGTCTAACGAGGTTGGCTTATATAAGTCGACCCATAAGAACCACCCTTCAGCAGTTTGGGTTCGGGAAAGCTCTGAACATTATTGGTGGGCACTAGGATTATTTGTATATCTATGCAAAGAATATACATCTCGTTATGGTAAATCACACAAGAGTGCGGAGCTCATGCAGTTGCTTTGTATAGCACCCATGAACATAGAAGAGATTGGCTTTACTGATCCACCCCAATGCATGCCTGATGAGTATAAGTGCGAAAATGCAGTAGAGGCATATCGGAGTTATTACTTAGGTGAGAAGATGGGTTTCGCAAAGTGGAACTATAGCCCAACTCCGGAGTGGACCTATGCTTAAAATAAGAGGAAATGATTTAGAGCTGAACGATAAAAAAGTTGCTAGGCTTTTCGACCTTAATACTTTTGATAGAAGAGACTTAGAGGATCTTTTTGACAAAGCTAATAACTATGAAGATGATGTACGCAGTTCATATGAAAGAGGCAGAGACGATGAGTGATCTTAAAACAATCGGAGACGTTGCTAGAAAGCATCGCAGGAACAAGTCACCGATAGACTGCATGGAGGATGCTCTAGAAACCTTTAAAGAACGCAATAAAGTTTATGGTGATAATTACCATCGTCATGGAAAAGTAATGATGTCTTTATTCCCCAAAGGAGTTACTCTTGATAATGAGAAGGAATGGAACAGGTTCGGCATTGTAAACATGATTGTTGCAAAGCTCACTCGCTATTCCGAGAATTGGCCAGGATCGCACGAGGACTCAGTCCATGATATGGGTGTTTATTCTTTTATGTTGCAGTCCTTAGATAACGAGGACAAAGAATGATTATATTCGATCTTGAAACAACAGGACTACCCAAGGCTGAAGGCTCTGACCTAGACCTACAACCTAAAATAATTGAGTTCGGTGCTATAAAGTACAACGACAACCTTATCGGCAAAGGGGAAATGCGGGAGGAAGCAAGGCTTGAGTTTTTCTGCAATCCTGGACACCTACTCGATCCTAAGATAATAAAGATCACAGGCATAACCGACGAGATGTTAAAAGACGAGAAGCCATTCATAACTAAGGTCGAGGAGCTGACGGACTTCTTCCTAGGTGAAAGAGACATCGTTGCCCACAACTTGCCATTCGACCGAAAGGTTTTAAGGTTCGAGCTAGAAAGGCTGGACAAAGTTACTAAGTTCCCTTGGCCACCTAATCACATCTGCACAGTTGAGATAGGTCAAAAGATCTGGGGCAAGATGCGCAAGCTGGGCGATATTTACGAAGAGCTATTCGACGAGAAAATAGATGGTGCCCACCGATCAATAAACGATGTTGAAGCAACTGCCAGAATTGTAGACTGGTACATAGACAAAGGAGAGATATAATGACAATCGCACTAATAGGTTTTATTGTTAGCTATGCCATTGTTGCGGTGATTATGTAATGCTTCACATAAGAGCTCGCACAGAGTATTCTTTCCGCAAAGCGTATGGTCCAATTGCAAATATAATAGAGTCAGATGGTGGTGATGCAATAGGCATTGCTGATGCTGGTACGTGGGGTCATGTTCCCTTTAGTAATGCTTGCAAGAAGGCTGGAAAGAAACCAATATTCGGAGCCGAGATTGCAATTGTAATCGACTCAACCGATCGATCTAAACAGACCGCAAACATGATGGCTTTTATTGCTAAGAATAATGAAGGCTTGTCCGAGGTTTATGAGCTTGTTACAAGAAGCACGAGTAAGGAAAATTTTTATTACTTCCCGAGGCTCAGTTACTCCGACCTGTTCGATATATCGGAGAATGTGATTATCCTAAGTGGCACACACCCAGAGTGGGGACTGCTTCCTTTGACCAGAAAAGACGATCTTTACATTGAGATAAATCCAATGAGTTCTAAAAAGGCTCTAGAGTTCTGCGAGAAAAAAGGCTTCAAGCCAGTAGCCACCTCCGACAATTATTATCCTAAAGTTTCCGATCGCAAGGCTTATGAGGTTCTGGTTGGAATGAATAGGATGGAACGAACCAAGCCTATGCACCTGTTAAACGAACACGAGATGCTAGACTGCATTCCTTGGCTTCCTGACGAGGCTATAGAGAACACCTATAAAATAGCAGACATGTGTAATGTTGATCTGCCTGTTGCTCAGATGATATCTTTTACACCTGAGAAAACTTTAGAGCAGATGTGTATAGATGGTGCTCCGGAAAGAGGAATAGATTTAAAAGATCCTGTTTATAAAGCTCGGCTGAAGCGTGAGCTCGATATGATAGAGCTAAAACAGTTCCACGATTATTTCTATGTTATTGCAGATATGATTAACTATGCGAAGCAACATATGTTGGTTGGTCCAGCTCGTGGATCTTCAGCTGGTTCTTTAGTTTGTTATTTAACAGGTATAACGGATGTTGACCCTATAAAGTTCGACCTCTTATTCGAAAGGTTTATTGATATTACTCGTGCTGACTTGCCTGATATTGATATTGACTTTCAGGACGACCGCAGGGAAATGGTCTTTCAATACCTGAGGGATAAGTATGGCTCCGAGAAAGTTGCTCACCTAGGAACAGTCAGCAGGTATAAAGCCAAGAGCACAATAACCGAAGTCGCAAAAGAACTAGGAATTCCGTCTTGGGAAGTTAATGACCTGAAAGGTGCAATAATTGAGCGGAGCGGAGGAGACGCTCGTGCGGCAATGTGTATTCTAGACACCTTTAATGACCTAGACATCGGCAAGCAAGTTTTGGCTAAATATCCGCAAATGAAGATAGCAAGTAAAATGGAGAACCACGCTCGCCACACAGGAGTTCACGCTGCTGGGATTATCGTAACTGAAGAGCCTGTGAGCAAATACTGCTCGGTGAGTGCTCAAAGTGGTGCAGCTCAGATAGATAAAAAGGATGCTGAAAACTTAAACTTACTGAAGATAGATGCCTTGGGACTTAGGACGCTATCCGTATTGCAGGATGTTTTAGATCAGGTTGGTTGGTCTAGGCAGAAGCTCGTCAGCTTTCCTTTAGAAGACGAGGAATCATTCAAGATATTAAACGACGAGAAATATGCAGGTATATTCCAGTTCGAAGGTTATGCCCTGCAATCATTAACGAGGCAGATGAAGATAGCGAACTTCGAAGATATTTGTTCTATAACTGCCTTGGCTCGTCCTGGACCATTAACCTCAGGAGGCACAACTCAGTTTATTAAAAAGAGGACAGGTGCGGAGCCTGTTTACCATTTCCATGAAATGACTAAAGAAGCAACCGATGTTACTTATGGCATTGTGGTTTACCAAGAGCAGGTCATGACGATAGCTCGTGAGGTCGGCAAGCTGACTTGGGAAGAAGTGTCTCAGCTCCGCAGAGCTATGAGCAAATCTTTGGGCGAGGAGTTTTTCGATAGGTATTGGCAGAGGTTTAAGGTTGGTGCTGAGGAGAACGGATTAGACGAAAAGAAGTCTCGGGAAATATGGGACAATATTAACACGATGGGATCTATGGCTTTTAACAGGAGCCATGCGGTTTCTTATGCAATGGTCAGTTATTGGTGTTGCGTTTTAAAAAGTCGTTTTCCGTTAGAGTTTGCTGCTGCTTGCCTCCGGAATGTTAAGGATGATGACCAAGGTGTAAAGCTATTGAGGGAAGTTGCTCGAGAGGGACTAGCTCATAAACCATACGACAAATTCAAGTCTGAATTGAACTGGTCGGTACAGGATGGCGAGCTTATCGGTGGTCTTATCGGAGTCAGAGGTATTGGTCCAAAAATGGCTGATGACATTGTAAAACGCAGGGAAATGAAGCAACCTTTAACACCTCGGCAGAATACCCTCCTAGACAACGGAGAAACGCCATATGACGACATCTTTGAGTGCGAACGCAGGTTCGGGCATATTAAGAAAGATCCAGCCTCCCACAGCATAAAAACGAAGATAACAGACATCCACGACCTAGAAGCTGACAATCCTGGAGAGTTCGTTGTGTTCGGTAAGCTCGTCGAGAAAAACCTAAGAGACTTGAACGAGGCTGTAAACTTAGCCAAGCGAGGAGGTCGCAGAGCTGAAAACCACAACCTATGGCTAAACATGAAGTTCGAGGACGACACTGGTCCAATACTAGCAGGAATAGACAGATTTAAATATCCCAAGCTCGGCAAGCCTATAGTTGAGGATGGTAAAATTGGCGACTGGTATTTGCTAAAAGGCAAAATCAATAAAGGTTTCAGGAAATTAAACTTAGAAAAGTGGCGTAAACTCACGTAAGTGATTGTTTTATATAGTGAAGAAAACGCTTTACTTCTCTGGTGTATAGAGATAGAATACTTATATAAACTGAGAAAGGAACTAAAAATGACAATCGCAACTTTAAAAATTGAAAATGCAAAGCACTCATACGATGTAGAGGTTTCTGTTTATAAAGACGGAAAATATTATACTAGCGATAATGTTAGTGTAGAGGCAAACAGTCGTACACAAGCTGGATCAATGGTTAGAAAATCTGGCTATGATGTTCGATCAGTAAATATGACTGGATAGATCGCTGATTGATCTTAACTGGTGAGCATTAATTTGCTCACTTATTAAGACTAATTACCAACCCACTGAGAAAGGACTATCAAAATGAATAAGCACAACCCTAAAATTCGCCAGATAATTTACTGCGACACAGGCATCCACAGAACTACATGGTGTGGACCATTTTCTGTTGCGACTGTAGCTGGCATTGAATACGAACCAGCTTACCAGACTTTGCGCAAGATCCGTGGCAAGCGTCATTGTAAAGGTGTTAGCAATAGCAACATCGCAGTGGCTTGTAAAAAGCTCGGTCTAAAAGGCAAGTGGACTCACCTAGAGAAAAAGCGAAAGCTGAGTAAGTTCGTTCCGGAAAACCTAGAGCAAGGCAAAGTTTATATTATTCAAATTACTCGCCACGTTTTAGTTATGGACACTCGTGACTGGACCACAATCGACAATCAGGTTCCTGAGTGGAGAGCCATGGACGCTTCGCACCACTGGAGCAAAAAGCTGGTTCATGCTTTTTACGAAGTTGAGAACCCTAAGTTCGACAGCCACTGCGACGACCAATTCACTTTCGATTTCGATCTGGTGGCGTAATGTTAGAAACAGCTCTTATGTGTCTAGCCTTGAACATATACTTCGAGGCTAGATCGGAACCGATACAAGGTCAAGTCGCAATAGCCGAGGTCACTCTTAATAGGGTGGCTTCGGCTAATTATCCAAACGATGTTTGTTCAGTTGTTTTGCAAGAAAACAGCTCTGGTTGCCAGTTTAGTTGGTGGTGCGACGGGAAGTCGGACAGTCCTAAAGAACACACCTCCCTACGAACCTCAAAAGCAATAGCCAAGTTGATGCTAGAGGAAGGCGAATATATCAGCGTTGTTGGGGAAAATGCTACACACTACCACAATAATGAAGTTCACCCATACTGGGCAGACGAACTGCAAAGGATAAAACGTGTCGGGAGACATATTTTTTATAAGGAAAAAAGCGAAGAATGGTTGCGTCCAATGGCGAGACCTAAAAGACTCTTTGAGTAAAAAGTTGTAAGTCATTGTTTTTAAATGAATCAAAGTTCTTTACCTTTCTGTCACATTCAGATAGAATACTTATATCAACTGAGAAAGGAATAAATTATGTCGATATTTTTACCAGTCACTTCCGCAGGATACAACAGACCTTGGACCAAGGAGCAGATTGTTGCTCGTGGAATCCAGAAAAGGAAATTTGCAGCCCAGCAAAAGGCGAGATTTATGGCTCCTGAAAATAAAGCTAAATTCAATGAAACCAATCCAGGACTTATAGATGCTCTTAGAGAGTTGACTTCTTGGAATTCTTTTGCTGCTTCTTTAGTAGAGCAGTTCGACGATCGTGGTTCGCTTTCCGACAAGCAGACTGGTGCTGCTGTTGCGATGCTTATGAAGGTAAAAGCCAATCAGGCTACACGTGCCGAAGCACCTAGTGTTGATCTTGGTAATGTAGTTGCTATGTTCAACAAAGCTCACGAGGCTATCAAGACACCTAAGTTCCGTTTTGAGGACTTGGTTATCTCTCGTGCACCCGACACTGGTGCTAATGCTGGTGCGTTATATGTTAAGGCTGATGGCCAGTATGTCGGTAAGGTTAAGGAAGGCAAGTTCTTCGGTATTCGTTTTACACCCGAGGACACGCTCTCTAAGCTCCAACAGATAGCCGAGAGCCCACTTTCCTCAGCTGTAGCCTATGGTCGCAAAACAGGCACCTGTGCGTGCTGTGGTCGTGAGCTTACTGTACACGCAAGCATCGAGCGTGGCATCGGACCAATATGTGCAGAAAGGTTCGGACTATGAGCGAGGAAAGGAAACATGGCTCCCCTTATCATAGGGGGAGCATGGATGCTTATTATGGTCGCAGACCTAGACCTCACATCTGGCTGGATAGCATGGGAAGAGAAAGAGTTCCCGAGGACAAAATGACTAAAGACCAGATTAAAGACTATTACAGAGGCTATGACGAAGAAGACGATCGGAAGGACTGGGGATGATAATAACCAAGGCAGATTACGGAAAGTATTTAGTCATCAAGTCTAAGCTCGTTGGCGATACTTTCGAAAAGTTATCTACACTTCCAGGATTTAAGAAGTGGGTCGGCAGGGATCTCCTGTTCGATCCCACAGGTGCGAATATCGATAGAATTCGTAAATACTTTCCTGAAGCTGAGTGGGATGAGTCTGCTTCTCCAGCACTTGACCAATACATTAGCAACCTAAAAGAGATGGAAGCTAATATTCAGATGAAAAAAGCTGAGTTGCCTAGCAACGACGATTATGATTTTAAGACCAAGCCTTTCGACCACCAACGCAAAGCCTTCTACATGAGCCGAGACAAAAAGTCTTTCGCTTTATTAATGGAACAAGGCACAGGTAAAACTAAAGTTATAATTGACAACGCTGCATATCTTTATGCAAAAGGTGAGATAACTTCGCTTGTTGTTATTGCTCCTAATGGAGTTCACCGCAACTGGTTAAAAGAGCTAGACATCCATATGCCCGATTGGTGTATTCGAAAGTCTTTTTATTATTCCTCCGGAATGACTAAAAAACGCATCGAGGAATATGATGCTGTACTAGGCTCTTCCGAGTGCCTTAAAATATTCACTTTTAATGTTGAGGCTTTTGCAAGTCCCAAAGCAATATACTATATGCAAAAGATCCTAGTCAGCAACAAGACAATGCTAGTTGTAGACGAAAGCTCTAGGATCAAACGTCCAGGAGCCAAGCGAACTAAAATAATAACAAAATTCGGAAAACAAGCCGACTATAAAAGAATAATGACTGGTACACCTGTGACTAAAGGTCCAGAGGATGTTTATTCTCAGTTCAAGTTCCTAGACTCACAAGTCCTAGGCTATGACAGTTTTTATTCGTTTCGTGCGAGATACTGTGTTATGGGTGGCTTCGAGAATAAACAGATTATATCTTACCAGAATATAGACGAGCTGACTCGAAACATCGAAGGTCACAGCTTTAGAGTTTTAAAGAAAGACTGCCTAGACCTACCTGATAAAATATATCAGCGTCATTATGTAGAGATGACTCCTAAACAAAAGAAACTTTACCAGACTATGAAAAAGTCTTTCGTTGCTGAACTGGAAGGCAACATGATAGAAGCACCCGAAGCAATTACTCGTTTACTTAGGCTTCAGCAGATACTTTGCGGTTGGTTTCCGAGCGAGGGAAGCGTCACCCAGATAGACGATAAGAATCCTCGAATAGAGGCTCTAAAAGAGATACTAAGCGACATCGACTCTAAGGTGATTATTTGGGCACGTTTCAAGGCTGATTTAAGAGCAATAGAGCGAGCTCTTGGAGATCTAGCGGTAAGTTACCACGGAGACGTTACAACAGACGCTAGAGAGGTTGCAGTCGATCGCTTTCAGAATGACCCATCTATTAAATATTTTATCGGTCAGCCTCAGTCTGGGGGAATAGGCTTGACGCTTACTGCCGCGGATTATGCTATTTATTATTCCAACAGCTTCGATCTAGAACAACGCATGCAATCCGAAGATAGATGCCACCGCATCGGAACTAAAAACAACGTCACCTATATCGACATCGAAACACGCAAGTCCGTCGATAGTAAAATAATTAAAGCTCTGCGAGAGAAAAAGAACCTCGCTGATGTTATAACTAAAGACCCAATATCATTATTTATGTCGGAGGAAGACAATGAGTGAGAAAAATTTCTGGACGTTGCTTAGGAACAACTTGCCTTTAACTATGTATCGTGTTGAGAATAGAGTTGCCCAAGGAATGCCAGATGTTCACTATATAAGAGAAAGCAACTCTGGCTGGATAGAACTCAAATACATGGATAAATGGCCAAAGAAGCGTTTCGTCAGTGGTCTTAGATTAAATCAAGCAATGTGGGCAAACAAGTATATTCTAAACGGAGGCAGGAGCTGGATACTTATTCGTGTTGGCAGGGACTTTACTGTTCTGGTCAGTGGGCATTATGCTAAAGATCTTTTCGACAGACCCTCCAGAAAGCATCTTATGGAAATATCATCTTGGAGCCAAAAAGGTAATTTAAGCACAGAAGACTGGGAGTCTCTGGCGAAAACTATTTCTCTTTCTCATAAGAAATAGAAGTTTTATTTTTAGCTTTGCCTGAGTATGCATTGAACCCCATAAATGCAGCCACAACTCCAGAAGCAGCAATAACATAAACCGAGGCAATATCTGTTATAAGGCTTGCTGCTTTGTCGAAACCTAGAACGGAGGCGAGCAAAATAATAAAAGGATATATTAACATCCCCATAAGAGCCAAGCCTGTGAACCTGCGTTCTGCGTTTCGCTTTAAGTCTTGGTCTATTATTTCTAACCTGCGATCCTCTAGCTCTAGTTTTCTCCACTCTGAGCGATCAATACTTCCGTTGGAGTCTAGGTCTGCTTTATCGAACTCTGTCATTTTCATATCTCCTTGATCTAGCGAATGCCTCTGCTATTCTTCTATCATAGGTAATAACGATAATTTTACCATTCTCATCGTAAAGAACCCAATACCTTTTCCGTTGAACTAAAAACAATTACCACTTGCCTCGACCCTTACCAAGGAAATAAATAACAATAACTAATATCCCAATAGCACTTCCTAATATCAGAACTCCTAAAGACATGTCTATAATTTTCTGCCTGAGTTCTTCTTTAGCATATACAGCATCTCTTTGTGCTTTACGTTGCTCTGCTTCTATAGCCACGATTTCATTCCATGCTGCTGGTCCATAAGTCCATGAGATATGGGCTCTTAGTTCCTCCCGCATCTCTTTTAGCTTCTGTTTTTTCGTCCAGATGTCTAAAGCAGAAGACTGCGTATCTGTAAACATCTTATACATGGGAGGCTTTTTTGCTTTTTGCTCTAGAAAGTCTAGATCAGCAACAGCCTTGCTCCAAGTAGAGAGCTGCGAGCCCATTGAGGTCAGGTCTTTCCCGACAGCAATAGCTTTTTTAAGTCCAGAAAATGCTGCACTTGCTGCGGTGAAAGCTGTAATAGGATCAATCATCAACATCAACCTTTAAGCAAGCAACTGCTATTCCATTATGGGTTATCATAACTTCTGCTTTACTGCGGATCTGTTCGCACAAAGCCTTACTCTCGTAAGCTCCTAGCTGAAAGTAATCAACTGGCCTCCCCGATATAAGCTGGAGCCAAACAAGAATCCACACAGCATTACTGAGCCACAGCTTGTTGTATTTTTAACGCTGTTGAAGGACTTACTGTGCTTATCAACCCAGTTAAAGCACCAGTCGCAGCAGAGTCCACAGTTTCCGCAACTGGCTCTGTGACATCTGTTAAGGCTGTAACTCTAGGCTGAGAAGCTCCCAGTGCATTTATAGCTTTCCGGAAGGCTTGGAAAATAGCATCGATCTGGGTGTCGTCAGTCATTGCTCTGCGGAGAAGCTCAGGATCTTCCGAAACAACGAGCTTTGCAATTTGCTCAAACTGCTCATCTGTGAATGGTGGCTTTTTGCCTCCGAATATTCTTGTTACGATGTTCGCAGTTGCTCCTATGTCTAAACCATTAGACGCTACAACTCTTCCTATGTCTGCAGCAGTCTGACCAACACCAACTCTACTTGCAGCACCTTCTCTGCCAGCAGTCGGAGAGCCTTTGAATATATTACCTTCAGCCTTAATAGCTCCGCTCGTAAGGTTTATTTTCGTTATTATATCGTCCAGCTTTTCTCCAGGATATAAGGCTTGCAATATCTGCTGTTCGTTTTTACTCATATTCGTCAAAGGATCGTCAGCGAGCCTGTTTATCATGCTAACTTTTTGAGGACCACCACTTTTCAATTTAAGTGCTGAGGCTGCACCTGCTCTAAGAGCTGCAATAGCATCCTCATTGCCTGCTTCTAAAAGACGACTAAACATAATTGAAAATTCTTCAGGATTCGTTTTAGCAGAGAATATCCTCTGACCAGCCTCGTATTGTTTAACAGAGTCTTCTATCAATGCCCAGTTTTTACGAGTTGCTTGTAGATCTGGGGAAATACTATCAACGACTTCTTTTATTTGATTCTCATAGCCTTTCATTGTTTTGGCTTTATTGTTGTTTCCAGTTCTCGTCGCACTGTCCTTTAAGTCCATGAATGCTCGTTTTACCAACTCACCTTCTTTTAACGACAAAGACCTACTCAGCTGGAGCTTTGCTTTTTTACCTTTGCCAACCATTTTAAAAGGAGAAGGTAAACCAGACTCATCGAAAAATTTATTTATTACATTCCTAGAGTTTCTGCTCGCATTTGCCAGAGACAGAACAGCATCATCTATTTCTTTAAATGTTTGTCCTGCTGCACCATCAAAAATTCTATTGTATGCTGCACCCTCAGCTGTTTTTAATTTCGTGGTATTATTTGCGAAAGTTTCAAATATATTTCCACCTTGGGAGTCAGGTGCTAAGTCTTTTTGCAAAGTTGAATAAAGGTCTTCTACAAATGCATTTTTACGACCAACAACAGCATTTCGAACAATAGGAGCTCCTGGACCAGCAACTTTTACGAAACCTGAAACAACCCGATATGCCTCCTCGGACATTTCCGGAATTATTTCTCCTTTAGAAACTCTTTCTAAAACATCGTCTATGCTTAGTCCTGACTCTTTTAATATCCTTAAAAGCTCGTCTTCTACTTTTTTACCAACCTTGCCTGTAACTTTTCTTTTAACATAATCGAATAGTGGTGCTGCTGCTTTTTGAGCAGCTCCTGATAATTTAGCAAAAGCTGGGTTCGCAATCGCACCTGTTACAACAGCGGTTGGTGCATCTGATAAACGAGCCACACCTTCTTTTTCGGAAGCACCTGTGCCCATAGCCAAGCCTTGCGTTGCACCTATAGCTAGAAGTCTTCCCCAAGTTGGTACATTCGCAGCAAGAGACGTGCCACCTGTGAATGGTGCTCCAAGTACAGATGCAGCAGTTGTTATAATGGTCGGGACAAAAGCACCACCGATTTCATATTTCAAAGAGCCATCTTTATTGCGAGCGAGCTTATTGAACTCTCGTTCTTGAGACAATGCATCTTCATAAGTTACATTTGGGCTCAGAGCTTTTATCCCAGCAATAGCCTCGTCTGACCAATTAAAGCTCAGTCCTTGTCCAGCGAGCCTTAACCTGTCCATCATTGTCAAGTCTTCTGGTTCTCCAGCAGCTTGTTTTTGCTTAGACTCGAATTCACTTGCTCTCTTTATAAGCTCCTCGTCCGTTAAAACAATTGTTTCAGGCTCGACCTTAGGAGAACTTTTACTTTCTATCGCAGCAATAAGCTCCTCGTCATCTATTACTCCGTCCCCATTTAGGTCTCTAGGATCAGCCATTACTCCGTCCTCCTCGTTATCTCAGCTCTTATTTTATCTTTATTAGCTTCTGTTAGTCTGGTAGTTATTGGGGCAGTTAGCAGGAATGAAAGATCTTCTAAAGATACTTGGGTGGGGTCTGTAATTTTATCATCTCCAGGATATTTAGCAAAAACTTTAAGAGTAGATTGACCAGCTTTAGGATTCGGATCTCCATTTGGCAAATTATCAGGCTCTAGATAAGTTCTTGGCTGAATAATAAAGTCTCCTACATTTTGGATATTTTGATTTTGAGCTTCGTTTACTATCCTACCATTAAGCTCAGTGAGCAAAGTTGCATTCTTATTGTAAAATGCAAAAGCAGCATCACGAAAACTTTTACGTTGCAGGTCTGTTAAACTTCCTTCACCGAGCAAGCTGTTATACGTGTTGGCAAGATAGTCGAACATCCCACCAGTTCCACGAGCCTGTTGCTGCTCACCTTCTCTAACAACCGAACGAGGGTCTAGCATTTTCATGTAAGCAAAAATCATACTAAGGTCAGCAACTTTTGGTGAGGCAAGATTGTAGGCTTGCTCATAAGAAGTATTAACTTTGTCGAAATTCGTTTGCAAAGCCTTAAAGTCTTTAAAGTCTTGGTCTTTGGAATATGCATCTCGAATGTCTTTATAACTAAACAGAGCTTCCATCTTAGTAACAGTTTTATTGGCGTCCTCTGCTAGTGCGTTTATCTCTGTCGGTGTCAGCAACTTCGTGCTTTTATTTATCGTTGATTCTCCACCTTCCTCTACTGAAGCAACAGTCTCGGTAACAGTTACCCATTGAGGTGTTTCTGAGCTATCGGATTCTGGGGTAATTTTAGGAATAATTAAACCTTGGGTCTGGCCAATAGCTGCTTGAGCGTCTGTTAATAAAACATTCCCGTCTGCGTCAGTTGTAAGTGAAGGAAGATTAAGAGCTGTTTTCAACCCAGCCAAGTTTCCTTCACCAACACCATATGCCTTAAAGCTAGTCGAGCCACTTTGTCCGGACTTATCTTCTAAAACACTAACAACATTTTTAAGTGCTTTTAATTTAGGTATATCCGTGACAGGAACATAGTCTTGCTTGGTTGTCCCATCAACCATAGTTATAACAACTGATTTGTAAGTTGAAGATCCTGTTGCTGATTTAGGTGGCTTTAGAGCTGTTGCCAAAGAGATAGCTGTCTGAGGCAAAGACGAATCTAGTTTTTTATTGTATTGTTTTAAATCTAATAAATACTCAGCTGGGTCAATCGTCGCTGCAGCACCCGCACCTATAAGCGTCGCTCCTGGCTTGGAAGCCTCTCGAGTTAGTCCTGTGAAGTATTTAAGAGCTGCTATTGCTGGGTCGAATTCCTGACGTTTCGGACTAAGAGCTTGAGCCAGTGCCATAGCTTCCTGACCCTGTTTAGAGCCACCTGCTAAAGTGTTAAATGCACTTAATGCCCCACCAGTAAATAAAGATGGATCTGAGTTTGACCCTCCGAATCTTCTTCTGTTTAGCTCATCGTCAAAAACACTTGCCATAAATTATCTCCTTCCTGCATAATATGCAGCAGCAGCAGTTCCACCAGCACCTAAGAGCTGACCAAACAAGCTAGGAGTCTGAGCCGTATCCGAACCAATTCTATAGCCCATAGTTGAAGTTTGATATGGAACACCTTGCAATGCACCGAGAGCAAAGTTTATAGACTCACGATCTTTAAATCTGTCCTCTTGGTCTTGTTGGTTCGCAAGGTCAATTGCAGCTTGGTCTAGCCTTCTGCGAGCTTCGCCACTCGTTATTAGCCCTTGAGCAGCAGCTTCTTGTAGACTTTGAGTCAATGGTGCTAAGTCTCTAAAGGACTGCATCTGGGCAAGCCTACTGGCTTCTTCAGCCTGATAACCTGCTCTAAGAGAATCTTCAGCTCCGAACCTAGAAGCTCTATCAGCATCGAACTGGCTTCTTCGCATTCCTTCTGTGTCGAATCTAGAGGCTCTGTCGGACTCATACTGACCACGCATAACATTTTCAGCATCGAATCTAGCACCTCTGTCAGACTCGAATTGTCCTCTTAACATATTCTCAGCGTCAAATCTAGCACCACGATCTGTGTCAAATCGATTTGCTGCGAAGCCTAATCCTTCAGCTGCAGCTCTGGATCTAAGGTCTGCTGCAGTTTGTACACCTTCGGAACCAAGCATGGCTTCTGCTATACCTAAACGAGAACCACCGAAAGAACCACCTGTGGCAGCTCTAGCACGAGCATCCATTTGGTTTCTTAGCGTTTGGTTTTCTACTTCTCTAATAGATGCATCTTGAGCACCTTGGTAAATATCTAGAAATGGCTGTGCTTGTTCTAAGCTAAAAGCACCACCCAATAGTTCTTCACGTGTCGCACCTGTGTAGTCACCTAAAAGAGCGGAGCGATCTTGACCTGCGTATGTTCCTTGCAACTGTTCGTTTGTCATTCCGACATATGGGTCTCCCATAAGCGACTCACGAGTTGCAGAATCATAACCTTGACCAAGTGTATCAGCTACATTCTCAGCTTGGTCTATAAAAGGCTTATAGCTAGAAGCTCCATCTCTTAATATCTGAGCAGCGAGCTGTTCGTCTGGTGTTAGCCTTTGACCATCGTAAGATGCGAACTGAGCGAGAGTCGGGTCTCGTCCTGGATCGGAACTTGCTAGTCCGACAGCCTGTTCAAAAAGAGCCTTACCTCCCGCAGACACCCAAGCTGGTAAATCTGAGCTACCGAACTCAACGTCATATTCAGGAAGAGTTTGAAATCCTGGTTCTAAACATCCGCTTGCACCACCCATCTAACTTACCTCCACAAATAAAGAGCCAGCTTTCATAAAACCAAGCCTATTAAAGAATTTATCTTTACGATCAAGATCTCCAGAATAAACGTGACCCAATTTAACTTTTACTTTAAGCTCTTTTCCAATTTTAATAAAGCATTTTACCAATTTAATGGCTGCTCGTGATTTTCTAGCGTCTGGATGTACAAAAAACCAAGTGTCTGCTAAAAATTTCTCCTCAGACCACCAGTCGGAAGAAAAGTTCCCAGCTTGCGTTCCTAATATTTTTCCTTTGTCTTCTGCGAGAAGAACTATTCCTTTGTCTATCATATGTTTTATCATATGTAAAATCTTTCCCTCACTTACTGGAGATCTTGGGACTTCAAATCCATCATGCATAGCAATTAACAATTTATACACCTCCGGAATATCATCAGGTACAGCTCTTCTTATTATCATCACATTCCACCAAGTGCTCCCATGTCTTGCTGAGGTGGACGTTGTTGGGCTTGACCACCAACCTGATTAATGATTTGCTCTAACTCAGGAAGCAACTTCATCAAAACTCTAGCAGTCTGGGGATTAATAGCTTCGTCGAGCGTTTTTAGGTCCTCTGGGGACATAAGCGATATACGAGCCAAGAGTACAGCACCAATCTCTTCGGAAGGTTGCATGAGCCTCTGCTGGGCTTCGGGAGGCAATTCCCTCATTGGGCTGCCACCTGCCATTGGTGGACGCTCACCCATCTCATTAGGATTCATTTCTTCAGCCATGTTGTATCTCCTTTTTGTTATAAAGCACTGACCAGTCGGTTTCTTTACAGAACTTTCCTAATAACCAACAAATTGGTTCAAAAATTTTCCTGTAAACTTTACCTAGATAGTCAGGCTTGTCTCTTTCACCATATATATAGGCAATCTCGTTTGAACGACGCAGAACAACATGTTTCCAAAAATTAACATATTTTCCTTTGCGCATTTGCTTAACCATCCACAAAGCCCACAAATGATATCCATTGACATGAGCTGGAGTTAAATAATCTTTTGTGAATTTATAGTCATTTAATAATTGTCTTTTTGTTATTAATTTTTGATTGTACAATTCGTTGCAGATTACTCGCCCACCTACAATGCTTCCTAATGCACCACCAATAAACCCACCGATTGGTCCACCTATAGCAGTTCCTATAACTTTACCTATCGCACCAGCTCCCGCAGACTTAGCAGCTTTAACTGGATCTTGACCCATAAGAAGCTGGAGACCGAAGTTACCAACCGCACCACCGAAAGCACCTTTGAAGTTTTGAATTCCAGCAGGATCTTTTAAACTTAGATTTTTAAGGAATGTTCCTTTTGGACCACCTAAAAAACCACCACCAGAAAGGTCTCTTCCGACTAAACCTCCGAGTTCGCTTACTTCCGCTGGAGTTTCAACATTAAGAGCCGTCATCGCATCAGTAGTCGACAGAGTATTGTTGCCTGTTAATGAAGGCATCTTGTTCAATGCATCAACCTGTGCACCAGTAAGATTTTTAACAGCTGCTGGACTAAAGCTGGTAAAATCAGCCTCTAAGCTCAAGCCACTGTCTACTAATGGCAAGCCTTCCATAAGAGTCCCACCAGTTGCTATATTCGTGCCCATACTCATAGCAATAGGAGCAACTGTTGATCCGATCTCCCGCATTATTACAGAAGGGTCTATCATTCCAGACTCTTTGCCATTGAGGTTTTTATAATCCTCGATATATTGCTCCATCATTTCTCTGTCTGAAGCACTCGTGTCTGTATAAGTTCGCTGTCCGGAAACAATCGCATTTACAAAGTTAAACGATGGAACCCCACCCTCGTCAGCAGAGATACCATAAACATCTTGGAGTTTCCTGCCTCCCAGCGTATCGCCTATATTATTTCTTTGAAGTGTATAAAGATCGTATGTAAATGTTTGCGGATCATCAGTTCCGTCATCTACTGGCTCGGCTCCTAATTGAGGGTGTCCTGCTATGTGTGCCATTGTTGTCTCCTTTAGCTTACTTCTAGCAAACTGGCTACAACATGGAGTCTATTTGCAGTTGCTGCAGTTACTTTTAAAATTTCATTTTCTTGTACCACCAGTGGTGCTGTTAAAAGCTCGACTGTTGTATTCGCTGCAACAGCTTTAACTTTAAACAAACTGAAAACAGCACTATCGGAATCCGTGATTGTAACTGTTATGGTGTCTGCGTTTCCTGAATCCTCCGACGCAAGAATAGATTTTACGAGTCCTGTAGTGGCTCCTGGACAAGTATACAAGGTTGTTGCATTCGTTGTTGTAAGATCAACCTTTTTATTTTTATAGTTATTTGCCATCTATGCCATGAACCATGCTGTTGCTTCTGCTTGTTGTACGATACTATTTAACGCAGAATCCGCTGAGAATAAAGTTGTTTGTTTGTCTAGCTCTAAAGTGTTAGTTAAACGAGCCATATAGCCTTGGTCATAGTCTCTCGGTGGACTAGGTAATCTAAGCTGACCAACACCGCTCATCGTAAACCATCCTCTCTTGCGTTAATCCTAAATGTGCCCAAGCTCCAGTCGTCTAAAGTTCCTGAGCTTTGTAACTTCATGCTCATTTGGCGACCTTTAGCTCTCGTGCTTACTTTTGTTGTAGAGCTAGTTATAGAGAATGGTCCTTTAACAACCTCAGTTGAATTAGGATATTTGCGTGTATTTATAAACAATGATAAGTTCGTGTCGGAGCTCATAGTTACATCTGGTATAACTTTATCAACTAAGTATAAATTCTGACCAGTGTTGGGTATTTCTCCAGGAGAGCTTTCTATAAACGAAGTCATTGCCGAGCCATTGTCGCTTGTGCCTGTTTCATGATTATAAAGGAAGCCACCTTTGTCGAAAGCAAAAGGAACCTCTCTAGCACCGAACGAGTCTCTCCAAACAGTCCTGTCCATAGACCCAATAGACCAAGCATTTTCCGCATAATTAAAAGTAACATAGCTGTCTGGCTCAGGATTAGTTGCTGCGGAGTTTTCATTGCTAACATAGAACCAAGTCACTTCTTTAAATTCTTTGTTGTGACCGACTGAGGTTTTGTCTATATATCGAGTCTGCATTCTGTCGAATACATAATACTGAACGGAACAAGGCAATTCATTAACAACACCATTGTAGGTGAAAAAGTTCCTCTTGCCCATCCAGAAAACATTGCCATCAACATTTATCATTGTGTTTAAACCACCAGCACCAGAGTTTGTTGCTAAAAGCCTAAAGCTGAAAATAAATGGTGGTCCAACGAACGTCATTCCATAGATAGCTTCGTCTGTAGAAATAATAGTTTCTTCACGAGATGCAACCATAGAGACTATTTTAGTGCCAACTTGCAGTCTTTGGTCACCTGCTGTATTTGTAGAAGTTGGTCCGAAGTCAGTAAAGTCCTCTTGATCAGACCAACGAACTAACATAGGATCAACATCTCCCCCATCACCAACTGCATAGGCTTGAGTTCCCCCAGCTATAAAATGTCTATCTGGAAAAGACACTGTTGAAACCAATGTACTGCTCGGCACGCTTAATGCTCCGGAAAGCGAAGAAACTAATACAGCTCTATTTGAGACCGTTCCGGACGTATCCCAATAATAAATACCACCACCACGAACAACTGCTATAAGATCTTCTCCCCAGAGATTTAATGTCCAATTAGAATTTGTTAGATTAATATCTGAGTCACCTTCAGATCTTGGTGTTCCCCAAGTTCCACCATTCCAAGAACCAACACCAAAACCTAATGCTGGATCTGAGCTTTGAGTCCCTAGACCATCGGCTATTCCTATAAGATAAGCCAGAGCAACTGCATTACCACCACCAGCGGAAACCGTGGAAGTTGCAGCGGTTGGAGAAGTTACTGTATAAGTGTTGGTTGTTATGGCTGTTATTTGGTAGCCAGCTTTCCTATTTAAGTTCTCAGCAGTTATCCCACCTGTCGCTGCAGCTCCTGTTATTGCAACGAAGTCTCCTACTCTTGAGCCATGGGCAGCATCTGTTATTGTAATGGTCGTGCTCTCGTCAGTTGTAGCGATTGGGTTTATTAGTATCTGAGTAACAACAGCTCCACTGTCGTGGGTTGCGGCTGAGGTGCTGTTCGTGCCTCTTGTGCAGCCTTGCAAAATTAAACCGCTGATTCCTGTGTAAGTTATAATCTCAGAGTCTATTTTTATTGTTCCAGCAGTTTTGAATCCTGCAACGCTTACAAGATCAATTTCAGTCTCGCTGTTGTCTAAAGCCTCGCTTGTTGTAGTTGCGTCATTAGACTTGTCCCTTAGAGGTGTAATATCATAAAGAGCTTGGTCTTGTATTATGTAAAGGTGGTTGTGTGTACCGACGGCAATTCTGTCCTCGCCATCGGTTATTGCTCGCCAATTAACCATTGCTCGAGCAATTCCAGTTATAGTTGTTTCTGTGCTTGTAGTTGTACCAGCAGCATCCACCTCGTTTATCTGGTCTTTTTCCCAACCACCTATTTTAGTTGGATAGCCATTACGGAAACGCACAAGATCACCGTCAACCCAAAAAGGTCCAGTTTTCCCAGCGGAATATTCTGTTATATCTTTAACAATTCCTGGATTAAATTGTAATAGCTGAAGTGCCATATATTATTTCACCCATTCGTAAATTTTCTTCGTTTCTTTTATACGGTGATCCAGACCAGTGTAACCACCATTTATTCGTTTTGTTAGTCTCTTAATAGTGTCGTCGTTAACACCTTCGTCAGCAATTCTCCACAACTTATTAGAGTCGAAAAACCATATAGCTGTTTCCATTGCATACTCTTCTTCGAGCAAAGATGGATCAGTTAAGACTTCAGGATGACCCATTTCTGCTGCAAAGGCTCTGACATTATCGTATCCTGTTAATTGCAGAAACCCACGACCGATATAAAGACTGGCTTTTTCTTTAGTATCGTTTCCCATTCTATCGAAATAAACATTCTCAGCAAGTGCTTTCGGGTTGCGTTCGTATGGCTTTGCACTTTCCTCAGTTGGAAACCTGCTTGGCCAAACACGCATCATAGACTCAGCCGAATAATTTAAATTTTCTTTTGTTAGCTTGAATGAGCCACTTTCATGAACAACTTGTCCGAGAAGGTGTGCACCACGCTCCGGAGAAATGTCATAATATGCTACAATTCCACGAGCTGTATTTGGACCAAAAGAACCATCGGCTGAACATCCGCATTTAGTCTGTAGTGATTTGAGTGCATTACTCATAATTCAACCCTCGAAAAATTCATCAACCTGCTTTAAAAGATCATCTTTTGTTTTTCTTCTATCCAACTCTATATCGTGTTCTCGCATAAAAAGCTCTAATTCTTTTTTACTCATATTTCTGTATTCAGGATCAGCTTTTTCTACACTTACCATAACAACTTCTGTTCCATTTATTCTTGCTAGAGCTTCAGCCTCGGTCATGCTTGAGGTTGGTAAACTCCTGCCACCTTTTACATAACGGAGATTGTATAGAGCCTCTCCTTCGCTATTCTCGCCAACATGGAACATTTCTATGTCGCTCATTTGGTAAGTCCTTTCTGCTTCTCAAAGGTTCTCAATCCACCAATGCCGAGCATACCTAAAAGAACAGTCATTAAACTTCCCATGTCGAACTCAGGTAAAGGTGGTATTGTTGCACCTGTTAATGTTATAATAAAAATAATCATCGGTGATAAAATAAAATGATAAAGCAAAGCGAATCCGCAAATCCAGCCAACGAAAGGTCTCCAACCACCTTTAAATAAACTGCCACTTGCGGCTTCTGCTTTATTAATTTCCAACTGAGCGAGTAAAGACTCTTGAGCATGCCTTTCACCCATAGTTGCAATCTCGTGAGCAAGAGCTGACTTTTGGTCTTTGTCTTCTATAAACTTATCAAGAAGTCCTGTTACTGGACCAACGAGTGATGTTATTAAGCTCATTTACATTCTCCAGACTATATTGGCTAGGAGAATAATTATTGTCCCAGCAACACCAATTAGAATAGCCTCTATCCTTTTTATTCTAAGGATCGTTTCTTTCCAGCGTTCTTCTAATTGAACTTCTACAACAGTCAACCTACGACTCAGCTCCTCTAGTTTCATGATGCTTCTTTAGTTTCCTCTTCAGTGCTTTCTTCAGAAGTCTTTTTAAAAGACTCTAGAAGTTCTTTTTGAAAACTATCTGCTGCTCGTTGAACTTGATCTAAGTCAGCTCGCAACTTGTTAGTTTTACCAGACAAATCTTTTAGCTGTGCGATTAGATACTTTTGTTGATTGTTAAGATCAGCTTCAGCATAGCCTTTGCCATCAATACTTAATACGTTTTCATCAGCCATTGTGATCTCCTTTCGGGGTTGGGGTTAAATTACCAAGGCATCCCTGTTTTAGCTGGGGGTGTTTTCTTTTCGTCTAGTTTAACTTGAGCCATGGCTTCTATGCGAGTTTTGGCTTCTGCCGCTGTTTCTGTTCCTTGAATAAGGGCAGCTTGCACCCAACCAAGAACATTGGCTTCTGTTACATCTGCGTAAGCAATAAAGTCAGATGCACTAGGGTCAGGTGTGTGGTGTGTCTTACCACTTACTCTAGCTGTAAAAGCCTTGCCACCTACGGTTTCATCCGCTGCACAAATCCAATCAGCGTGTCTAATGCCGTCATTGCTTGATAGTCTTTCTAGGTTATTTATAGACCATGTAAATGTTGTTGCCATTGTTTTATCCTTCTAAGGCTGTAATGCGAGATTCTAATTCTAGTATTGTTTTGACGAGAAGTGGTACTAATTTGGATTGATCTATCTGTTGATAAACAGGCATTTCTTTGCTTGCTGTCCAAGAGGTATTAGATGGATACGTGGCTTCTGCAACTTCATTGCCATCAGCATCTGTTCGTGCAATCTTACCCGCTGTCCAATCTGCCTCTGTTACATCTTCTGCAAGAACATTCCCAAAAGAGTTTAACACTGCATTTGTAACAGTTTTGACCCCATCTTTTGCCCCATCAGTTGCCTCTGGCACAACCGACGTTACTTCGTGTGCCATAAATCCATCTAATAAAGTATTAGTGTCATCCTCAATCCAGTTAAATCGTGCTGGCTTTAGTTGCTTGAGGCGTGTGGTTGCATCCCAACTATAATTTACATTTTCTTTTAGTCGGTAGTCTGAA